TCTATTTGCTGGTGTGGGTACAGCAGGTGGTGCTTTTGATGGCTTGCAACATTTAGTGCAGGATGATCCAACGTCCAGTACTGTTGTAGGTGCTATTAATCAGAGCACTAATTCTTGGTGGCGTAATAAGTTCCAAACGATGACTTCAGTTTCGTTTGCTACATCAGGCGTAGATCGTATGCGTACAATGCTCAATAATGTTACGAACAATAGGTTGAAAGATCGTTCAGACATTATATTAACTGGGCAGGATCCATATGAGTACTATGAAGATGCAGCTTTTACGAAGTTGGAAATTCAGAATACTCGTTTGGCTGAGCTTGGCTTTGATCACTTGACCTTCAAGGGTATTCCCCTAGTTTGGTCTCCAGCGTGCGGAGATAGAATGTATTTCTTGAATACACGATTCTTGAACTTCACGTATGATCCAGCTATGTTCTTTGATATGACCGAATGGAAGGCAATTCCAGAGCAGGTTAATGATAAGGCAGCTCAGATCGCTACGGCTTGTACTACGACAACTAATCGACGTCGTGTGCAGGGTGTTATTTTCGCTATCGATACGCCTTAAAGGAGACTATAATGACTAACGAAAGTATGAAAAAAGTCTTCCAAACTAAGCTAACTGATACATCTACCCTTGATTTAGAGGGTATTGGTGTCCTTCGTTTTGAGGGTGCTAAGGTGTATAAGTGGGTATCGTACAATTCCGGTTCTGGTCCTGTTACGGCAGTTGCCGGTAATGTTGTTGTCTATCATGGTGATGATTCTGTTGTCGCTGATAGTGCAGCTGATGTTACTATGGATGCTGGTGATGGTGCTGTAGTTGCTGGTGTTTTACAAGCAATTATCGCTAATGGATCGTTTGGTTGGATCCAGATTAAGGGTGTAGCAGTTCTTACTACTGCTCTTGATAGTGGTGCTGATGGTAACTCACTAATCATAGGCGGTGACGGAACACTGGCTGTTTCTGCTGCTGTTACGGATGGCATTGCAGCTATTGCTCTCGATGCTACAGCTAAGATTGTGTTGCTCGATTGCCCCTGGTAGGAAGTTAGGAGTGGGGGGCTTCGGCCCCTCCTTCTTTAAACAAAAGGTTTAATATGTCTATTCTTACATTAGCTGAAATTAAGACGGAAATATCTTCAACGTTTGCTAGTCGTGGAGATATAAACGATAGATTAGACACTGTAGTTGATTTATCTCAACTTCGTCTAGCTCGACTACATGATTTTGATGAGCTTAGGCAAAAAGCAATAGTTGATACAGTAATAACTTCAGATGCAGAAGCAGATAAGACTATATCATTTCCAGCACTGACTGATGCACGTATTAGAAAAGTTTATTCAATGCGACTTCTTGATACATCAGGTACTATACAAGCAAGAAAGTTACGTAAAATATTAACTAAAAATTGGGATCAAAAGATTCCTGAACCAGAATTTTATAGTCGTGGAACTCCAACACATTATACAGTTTTTACTAATAATGAATTTGAGCTTTGGAAAGTTCCAAATATAGTATATAGGATAAATATTCGTGTTAGTCGTTGGCCCAAGCAGGTAGCTATAACAGGCGAGGGGAATGCAATTGATCTTGAAAACGTTGATGATCTTATTATTACTCTTTCAATTAGTTATTTATATCATAGCCTTGGACGTTCTGATAAGGGCAAAGAATTTTTCGGAATCTATAGAGGACTCGCCAAAGAAGCACTCTTAGAAGATGCTACTGATTATGATGAGTCTATGGCAGGTATAAGACCAGGTGATGCTTTTGGAAGTACTACACGTGGTTATGACGATCCATTTATTAAATCTATAGTAGGTGGATTATGAGACTAGGAGAAAAGCAAGAATTATTTGCACGACTCTATGCTGAACATCTTATTTGGCTGCATGCAATGGGTTATCAGACTCGTCTCGGTGACGTATACGCAAGTACAGGGCATAGAGAAGGTAGTAATCACTACTTAAAACTTGCAGGTGATATTAATTTGTTTGAGCATGGTAAGTTTTTATCAGAAACAATAGATCATAGAATGTCAGGTGAAAAGTGGGAATCTCGTCATGAGCTATGTCGTTGGGGAGGTAACTGGGATAAAGATGATTATCCTGGTGAACCTGGAGAAGATGATGGAAATCATTACTCGCTACTACATGAAGGAAAAATGTAATGACTGCAAGTGTTGATAGTATAACGCTACATGCAAAAGAAAATAGGAGTACTTATATGATAAACTTATTTGGTTCTATCATACCTATCTTGACTTTTCTGATATATGCAGCAACTAAGGTTGATGGTTTAGCCACAGATAGTGAAGTTGTAGATCTAATAATTACTCATAATGTTGAAGAAATGCATCCAAAGGCAGAAATAGCTGTAGGTAATGTGCAACAACAACTTGATCGAATGTTATCTATTCAAATAGAAGAACGAATAGAAAAACAACTTAAGATAATATGCGAAAATCCACAGTTAAGAAATGCTTTAGAGCCTAATATTAAACAATTAATTAGAGACTATAACGGTGTATCTCCTGTTAGATACGTAAGACCATCCTGTGCTCAATTGGGAGTAGGATAATGGCACATAGTAGAGTTTGGAATGCTGCACTTGAAGCTATACCAGCTAATCCATCGGCTGCAGCAGCTGGTGCTGAAAGGATACGAGATCTTAAAATAGATATTCGTGAAAGGCTTGAACTCGATCATGTTATGGATGAGACTAATGATGATGGATTTCATAAGCAAGTAACACTTGAAGAACAGGCATCTAGTCCATCTAATTTAGCAAATAAAGGTCGCTTATTTACAAAAGATGTAGGTGGTTTAACTGAATTACATTATATAGATGCTGCTGGTACTGAATTCGTTATTACTAATAATGGTAAGCTTCTTCTTCTTGCTACTAATAATGCATGGGCTAAAGGGCAAGCAGTTACAGAAGTTGAGATAACATATGCAGCTACAGTAGCTCCAGATGCTGCTCTTAGTAATGCTTTTTGGTGTGATTTAACTGGTAATGTAATATTAGATTCACCTACAAATCCTAAGAGTGGTCAAGTATTAACTATCATGTGGAAGCAGGATGCTACTGGTAGTCGAACACTTACTTTTGGTGCAACTTTATACGGTAATGCTGGTAATGATTGGGCATTAACTACTGATGCTAATGCAATAGATCTTATTACTCTTTACTATGATGGCGATGCTTCGAGATGGAGAGCTATGAGTTTAAGTAAGGATATAGATAATGCCCTTTAATAGAGCTGTTATGATGGCTGGACCTAGAACTTTTATTCTGGATAGTATTACATCAGAAGATTTAGATTTTTCTTATGATGTTGAAGCTCAAGTAATATCAAAATTTGGTATTTCTGGCACTATAGCTGGAGATAATATTATACTAAATATAGCAGCTATAAAGCTTGTTACAGGTTCTGTATCTGGACTTGATGCTAGTGATCTTCATGATAATGCTATCTTTACAATTAATATAGTAGCTGGTACTAAAATATTAGGTGGTGGCGGAAATGGCGGAGAAGGTGGTGATTCATTCTTTGATCAAGAACCTCCTAATCTTGGCAATAGTGCACAAGCAGGAACTGACGGTGGTTCAGGTCTTACTCCTATTAGACTTGGATGCGTTACTTTTATTAAAGGTGCCGCTGGTAATATAGAATTAGGTTATGGTGCTGGTGGTGGCGGAGGTGGAGATTATGGGCCACCTGCAGGCGGTGGTGGAGGAGGAGGCGGTGGTGCTCCTCTTGGAACTTTCCGTGGAAAAGGAGGTGGTGCAGGAACTGGTGAGAATGGTGCTCCTAGTTCTGGTACTGCTGGAAATGACGCTACTGAAACTACAAAAGGTATTGGTGGGGCAGGAAGTGAGGATGCAGGTGCAGGTGGTAATGGTGCTGAATCTGGAACTGCTGCACAAGTAGGAGTTAATGGTAATGCTCCTGGTGGTAGTGCTGGAAGTAATGGTGGTGCTATAGATAAACAAGGTTTTGATCTTACTGTTGATGGTGGTATTACCGTTATCGGTGCGGTCGCATAAAGGAAAATAAAATGAGTCAAGTAATTGGAAATGTATTAGCAGTTGTAGCGCTTTTAGCTTTTTTCTATTTTATCTATAAGAAATACCAAGCAAGTCAAGATAATAAAAAGTTTGGTGGTGGTGGAGGTAGTGGTGGTGGAGCTGGAAAGCAACTTCCAAAATAGCTAATGATTTTTAGATTCAGAGAAAATGAAATAGAAGATCTTGCAGTAGTAGATGCTTTTCGTGAGTTAGCTCTACTATTGCAGGATAAAGCTATGTTAGGTTGGGATGATCTAACATCAGATTTATCATCAGGTAAAGTAGCTGGAGCTAACGTTCCTACATGGTCTACTTTTCGTGATGGTATAGATGCTTATTCATTCTCGGCTAGTACGTTAAATGAGATCTGGATAACATTTCATGTAAAGCATGATTATGCATATGGTACAGATGTTTATCCTCATATTCACTGGTCGCCTACAACTACGAATACAGGTACAGTTAGATGGGGATTTGAATACTCAGTTGCAAAAGGGCATGATCAAGAAGCGTTTCCTTCTACAACTATAGTATACGTAGAAACAGTGATAGGTTCTAATAAACAGTATCAACACATAATTAGTGAGGTATCTGATGGAGATGCTTTTAATGCATTTGAACCTGATTCATTAATTTTAATGAGATTATTTCGTGATGGAGGGCATGCAAATGATACGTTCCCTGACGCTGTTATCGCATTTACTGCTGATGTACACTTTCAAGCAGATAAGCAAGTAACTGATAATAAATCTGCACCTTTTTTCTAGGATTGAATAATGCCAGAAATTGACATACTTGGAGAAGATTGGGAAAATAAACCTGTTGCTGATATTTCAGGTGGATTAGTATTAAATCAGAATTCTGAATCTATGCGGAGTAATCAATTTTTATCTCTGGATGGTGTAATGTATCGTAATGGTAATATGCAAAAGGATACAGGATATGCTGATTTTGCAGATGTACCTTCTGGTATTCCTGGAACGCTTCGTAAAATATTTAAGCATATATCGGCAACTGGAGTAGCTAATACATTTGGCATATCAGATAAATCTTTATATATACTTGCTAATTCAGAATCTAATTGGCATCTAGTTACAACTAGTGGTGGTATGGCAGATACTACTACAACATCACCTGTAAGTAGTTTAGGTAATAATGTCCCAGTAGTTTCTACTGCAGGTATATCTAATGGAGATTTAATAGGTATTGAATTAGATAGTGGCTCATATCATATTGCCGAAGTTACAAGTTTTAGTGGAACATCTCTTATATTTAGTCCTTCTGGAACTGGCCAAGCTGTAGCTAGTGGTAATGATGTAAGACATGGAATTGAATTACTAGGCACGGCAGATAAGCATGTATTTGCATTAACTATTCCATGGAATGATTGGCTTGTATTTACAAATGGTATAGATACACCTAAATATTACGATCCTAGTACTACACAAGTTCAAGTGATACCAAACTTACCTTCTAGTGGTGATACTATTTGCGAAGGTTTAGCTTTATTTGATACATCTTTAATCCTACTACGAACAACTGAAGGTGGTACTAATTTTAATCAAAGAATTCGTTGGTCTGATAAAGCTGATGCAACTAATTGGACTACTGGGGATTCAGGATCAGTTGATCTTTTAGATTCAGCTGATAACATTCAAAATGGATTACTTCTTGGACCTTATTTAGTTATATATAGACAAAACTCTGTATATAGAGGTACAGCAGTAAATACGCCAGTAAAGAGATTCCAGTGGGATAGGATGATTACTGCTTATGGTGCTTTATCTTCTGCCTCTGTTATAGATATAGGGGATAAGCATTTAGTAGTTGGAAAGAAACAAGTTTATTTATATGGTGGCGGATTTGATGTAGCTCCTATTGGTGATCCTATTAAAGATCTTCTTTATGGGCCAGAATCTGAATTAGATATAGCTGAAGCACATAAAACATTCTGTATATATCTAGAAGCTAGAAATGATGTATTTGTATTCTATCAAACTGCTGCAGCTACTACCTTACCAAATAAAACGTTAAGGTGGCATGGTAATCTTAATACTTGGTCTGTACGTGAATTTGAACAAGAAATACTTGGATTTGGAGAAGCTACAGAAAGTAATTCTTTTACTTGGAATGACCTAATAGGTTCATGGGAAGATCAAACTTGGAATTGGAATTCATCAGGTATTACAAGTGATTTAGAAACTATATTATTTTGCCCTGCTGATGGTCAAATAGTAGAATATAATTATTTAGCCGCAGATGATAGTGGAGTAGCTCAAGCGTATAAAGTTGAGACTCCAGATTTTTCACATCCGAATGGTGTTTTACGTCTTGATTATATTGAACTTAAGTGTTCTGGTTCATCTATACTAGTTGAAGTATCATTAGATGAAGGTGGTACATGGTTGGCTATGGAAACTATTAGTCCCGGTACTACTCTTCAAAAAGTTAGAGCATTTAGACAAGTATCAAGTAGAACAATACGATTTAGATTTTCAGGTTCTTCTAGTTTTACATTAAGCTGGTTTAGCTTGCGAGTAACTTTAGAAACAGAGAATTAGAATTGGTCAAAATTTGACCATTAGGAGATATAGATGGGATTCTTTGATTTTTTGTTTGGAGAAGGACCGAGTACAGATACTCAGGTTCTAGATACTCTTACGCCAGAACAACAAGCATCTTTAAATCAGTTGCTAAAAGATCTTGGTGGAGCATCTCCTACATTTGGTGGTGAAGCAGGAATTGAGGCTAGTGAACTTCAGAATTTATCTCTGCAAGCTCTTGAGGAAAGGGCAATAGCTCTGGGTGATCCGAATAGAGAAAATGCATTAGCTTCAGGTGCTGCGGATACCCTCTTAAAATTCTTGGATTTTGAGAATCAAGATGCGGAAATCGAAGATTTCTTTAATACTAATATTCGTGATCCAGCATTAAAAGATTTTCAAGAGAATGTGTTACCACAAATAAGCCGTTCTTTCGGTGGTGCTAATTTCTTTAGTTCAGAAAGAACTAGAACTGATCAAAATGCACAAGAAGAGATTATTGGATCACTGACACGATCAAGGTCTGATCTAGAATTTCAGGATAGAAATTTAACTAGAGATCGAGCTTTGCAAGCATTAGGTTTAGCTGGTGAAGTGGATGCTTTAGGACGTAGAGATACAGATGAACTTATGGCTCTCTTTGGTATAGGTCAGGAACAGACAGGTCTAGATGAAAGAAATTTTGAAAGAGCATTTGATGTATTCCTAGCAAATGAAGGTGTAGCATCTAATAGAAGAAGCCAGTTACTTGGTGGTGTTGGAACTCAAGCCTTTGAAAATGTCGTAACAAGTAACCCAGGATCAAGCGGATTTATAGTAGATCTTTTAGCAGCAGCTACAGGAGGTGGAGTTAATATTAATGCTCCTGATACTAAAATAGGTGGGGAAGGTAAGTCTAAAACTTCTACTGGTAGCTCAAGGGCAGGAGGAAGATAATATGGCTACTGTAATTCAATTAGCAAAAGATACTAGAGCTTCTGATCTTGGTAAAGGTGTAGCATCTTTTCTTGAGCGTAGAAGAGATAAAAGAATAGATGGTCTCCAACAAGAACTTATGCAGGGTATTGGAAGTGCTGCAGATGAAGCAGAAGCTACTGCTCTTATGGGTGATCCTAAATACCAAGAAGTAGTTACTGATAATAGTCGTTTTTCAGCAATTGTAACTCATTTTAATAATGCTCCTCTTGGTACTACTCCTATAATAGGATATGATGAATTTGGAGAGCAACAAATGCTTAGTGTTCGTGAGGGTACTGATGTAGCTGAAGCTATGCGCAAAGCTGGATTAACGTCTGAACGTAAGAGAATGATGTATTCTACTCAATTAGGTGATCCTTTATCTGCTATAACTCCTGAAGGAAGATTTGGTAGTACAAGGGAAGCAGAAGATAATGCATCTACAGAAGATATATTAGGTAAACGTATATTTGTAGATCAAGATACTGCTATGAAGATGCAAACACTTAGATCATCTAATGCATCTCTTGTAGATCAACGTGCGGCTAGACGTTTATCTGAGGAGAAGTTCCAATTTACTAAAGAGGGCGGTCATAGTCCTTTTGCGAATTTACAGGCAGATATACGTGATGGTAAGTTTCCTACTGAAGAAGATGAACAAGCAGCCTGGAAGCGTATGATCCATATTTGGGGCAGAACAGCGACTGATGTTAAACTTAAATATCAACAAGAACTGTTACCAGAAGGTGCTGCTATCCATGCATTATCGGAAACTATGGTTTTAGCAATGGAAATGGTAGAAGCTGATCAGAATATTATATCTGGTGTTGCCGTATTACCTAAGGCATGGAATACCATACAATCTGAAGTAGAAGCATTAGCAGGAGGATTAGGATTAACTGTAAGACCATTGAAAGATTATGATCCTTGGTTTGAAGCTAATGGTTTAGGTGAGAGATCAACAGCATTTAAGAATATGATTACTACTATGGCTCTTGGATTAGCTGCTTCACATGGTCAGTCTGGACGTTCTTTGTCTGATAAAGATTTTGATAGATTCTTAACCATTGCTGGTGTAGGTATTAGAGATGGTGCTACTTTTATAACTAGTTTAAACCAAGCAATGCTAGGATCACAAAGACAGTTTAGTACTAGATATTCTATTATGACAAGTGACTTAGCTGCTGGTGTTATTGGTAACTGGGAAGCGGAGCATGGAGCTTTTCCTCAATTTGGCTCTGGTATGACTAAGGAAGAAGAAGCTAAGAATTTCGTTACTATATGGAATGATGATCCTGCACATGCAAATTATCAACTTGCGTTGCCAACAGGGAGTACTGAGTAATGCCTATCGTATTTGGAGAAGAGACAGAAAATGTACTCGGACAGGCTATATTAGCTAGTTCTGCTAAAGTAAGAGAACGAGAAAAAGAAATTAGTGAATTTGATGCTAACCTTGGTCGTATACAAAAGAATCTACAAACAATAACCGATGGAGGAGGCAGTACAGAAGATTATAATAATTATCTAAGTAAAGTTGAAAATATAACTTCTGGACATGTACCACAGAAGCCAAAACCTCTTGAGGAAGTTACTGCAACAAATCTTTCTTTAGCTGCTGCTCGTGGTGCTGTTACTGGTCTTACTGGTTTAGCTTCACTTCCTTTTATGGCATTAGAAGGTACGGCATTTTTGTTTGCTAGGGCTGGAGATAAAGATGCAGTTTTTGAGAGTTTTAGTGCTACTAGCCGAGCAATTCAAAAAGGCGGGCAAGAAATAAATAAGATTCTTGATCCTGCACATTCTTTTGAACGTGGTTCTGAGGAAGTAGAACGTCAGTTTGTGGTACGAGCCACAGAGAAAGTTGGAGAATTTGTAACTCCGGGCGCAGCTATCGTAGCAGGTATGACTAGGAAAGGAGCACAAATAGCAGCAAGATCACCAGAAACTATTAAATGGTGGGGAAAAGCTTTAGTGCAAATGGCTAAAAATCCAAGGAAAGCTCAACTTTTTGAAGCTGGTTTAAATACAGGAGCTGCAGTAGGTGGTGAAACTGCTGTTTCCTTACTTATAGATCCAAACTCTCCAACAGCAAAAGAAGATGAAGGGTATGTAAGATTTGCAGCTGAGATGGGAACACTACTTGGTGTTGGTGTTGGCTTTGGTTTATTTAGAGGTGCACAAAAGTTAATGGGTGCTGCTAAGGCTAAACTAGCAGTTACAGAATCTCAGCAAAGAAAATTAGCAGAGTTACATATTGGAGCATTGCTTAATGAAATAGTAGAAAGTGATGCTATTAATATAACTGCACGTATAAAAGCAGCAGAAGCATTAACAGAAAAAACTGGTGTTGGATTTTTTACTCCTGACCTTTTTCAGAATGCAGATTTACAAGCAGCTTTTCAAACTGTAACACAAACTGGACATTTAGCACCTACTAAGTATTTTGCAGTACTTACAGCTAGTCGTCAACGTTTAAATACTTATATCGAAGAAGTTGCACCAATAGTATCTAAAGGTGATAATATTCAAGTTGAGTTAAGAAGTTTCCTTGGTAGAAAATTTGACGAAATGGATGAAATGCTGGAGAGGACTGAAATAGCAACACTTGATGAAGTTGAAATTCTTAATCCTAATAGATCTGCGCAAGATATTGGAGAGTCTGGATTAGAAATGGTTAAGCTTTTAGAAAGGGAAGCTCTTGACCAAGCAGATATGGTATATAAATCTATAGATGATGGGGTTGAATTATCTACATCAGTATTGGATTCAGGAATACAACAGGCTAAACTATCACCAACATTTCGTAGACAGAATTTAAGAAGAATAGCTCGTGGTGGAAAACCAGATGAACTTGTTGGTAATGAACTTAATCCAGCAATACAGAATCTTATAGAGATAGGAGAAGCTAATTTTGGTAAAGCTAATCCTAAAGCAACTATTGGTAAGATGGTTCAGTATCGTAGGATGGTACAAGATCAATTTAGAATCTTTGCTATTCATGGCGAAACCGATGCAATGTTAAGAACTGGACGTATATTAGCTGGTGTAGATGGACAATTAAATAAAGCAGCTAAAGGTAATACTATTGGAGGGCAGCAAGCAGCAGCATTGAAAGAAGCTAATGCAGCATATGCAGCAACAAAGGCTCGATTCGATAAGTCATTTGAAATCGTTGGAGTACAAAAAGATATATCAAGTTCATATATAGTAACTCCTGAAAGTTTTGCTAAGCGTTTCATTAAGCCTAATTCAAGTCCAAATCCTGTTCAATCAGCAAAATCTTTTGATAATATATATGAAGGTGATCCACAAGCTAAAGCACTTATAGTAGATGCTGTTAGATTACAATTGTCTACTCTGAAAAAAGGTGATTCTCTTAGTGCTCCAGCAGTAA